TGAGCTACTCTTCGTCGAACACGGAAAGCTCCTCTCCTTCGAGGAGTGGCGTAAGGCCGTAGACCCCATAGCACGGCATCATGTCGGAGCTTGGCTGCGTACAGAGTACGACACGGCCATCATCCGCGCTCACCACGCTGCCGACTGGTTCGAATTCGAAGCGAACAAGGATATCCTGCCCAACCTGCAGTGGCTGCCCACCACCTCTCCCTCTCCCGAGGCAGGACACGAGGTATTCTGGCGCTTGCCTATTCTCCTCCCCATCGATGACTCCTTCTGGAGCGATCATCGCCCAGGTGATAGGTGGAACTGCAAGTGCTCGCTGGAGGCGACTGACGAGCCCGCACAGCCCCTCAGCGATGAGGACGCTCGGGAGGCGGATAAGCCCAATCGTCGGGCGCAACCTGGACTAGAAGGCAACCCCATCGAGAAGGGGCTCATCACCGACAAGCACCCCTACTATCCCAAGAGCTGCAGCGCTTGCCCCTTCTACAAACCCGAAGGGATCAAAGGATGGGTGCGTAAGAGGCTTGTGGGGCGCACCAAAGACTGCCACAACTGCCCGTACATCAGCAAGGCGATCCTTCAGGCGCAGCTCAACGAGAGGTATCCTATCGACAAGTGGGAACACAGCTATATGCACGCCTCGGGAGGCTATGTCGTCACCGAGCAGGAGCGCATCGCTGAAGGCAAGATAAATAAGCAGCAGCAAGAGGTTTACCGCAAGGAGCAGACCATCGCCAAAGACCTCGCAAGGATGGGACACCACATAGAGCATCTGGCTGAGAACAATAGACCTGTAGGGGAGCGGTATGATACGCTGTTCGATGGTGTCAAGGCTGACTTCAAGAGTACCAGGAGTCACAACAACATTGCCAAATACGGAAAGAAAGCCTTTCGCGAGCAGGGTGCTGACATGGTAGTGTATCGCCTAGAGGAGCATACAGAAGGTATGCTTAAGGAGCTCAAGAACCTCAAGGAGCTCTTCCCCGACAAGCGCATCGTGTATTATTATGAAGACGAGCAGGTATTGAGAGAGCTATAAAATACAAGAGGCAAGCATCTAATGCCTGCCTCAGGAACGGTACGCGGTGTCACCCGCATCCCTAACTCGTATGAGCTACCACAAAGATAGATAATAATTATCACAATGCAATCTGCAAAGCTCCTCAAGCTGATGATGAGACTTACCGGCGAGGTAGAGAAGGAGATCAACGAACGACTTCCGCGCAAGCTCTCTGTGACGGCGAAAAATCACTACAAGGATAACTTCCGCCGCTCGGGCTTCGTCGACGGAGGCTTGCGCCCCTGGCAGCGTGCCCAGCGTCAGTATGGCTCGAGCACCTCGGCGCAGTACCGCACCCTAACCTCGGCGCGCAACCATCTGATGAGTAGCATCGAGGCAACCCCTCGTAAGGCATCCGTCCTGGTCTACAACCCCGTTGCCTATGCACGCATACACAACGAAGGAGGGGATCTGGACGTCTCCCCTACGCTCACGCCAAAGATGCGTCGCTTTGCCTGGGCAAGGTACTACGAGCTCGGAGGCAAGGCTGGAAGCGAAGAAGCCGAGAAGTGGAAGCGTCTTGCCCTATCGAAGAAGGACAAGCTCCACATACACGTGCGCATGCCGAAGCGTCAGTTCATCGGCGAGAGCGTAGAGCTTAGAGACAAGATCGGTAAGCAAATAGAGAAGAGCGTGCAGAAGGTCATCCTCAACGTAAAAGAGAACAAGTAGAGACATGGAACATTTAATACTACCCATCATCCAGCACCTAGCTAAAGGCATGCCTGAACTCTCCCTCGTGGATGAAGACTACGGACAGCTGGAAGTCATCGATGAGAACGGCAAGCAGATGTACCCTCTGACCTATCCGGCCGTGCTCGTTGACCTGGAGCAGGTAGAGTGGAGCAATGTATCGGGAGGGAGTCAACTCGGAGAGGCACGCCTTAAAGCACGCCTCATCATCGATTGTTACGAAGATACCCACATTGGCAGTAACACCGAGCTGTTCATCCAGCAGCGCGAAGAGATGCGTCGGCGCATGCACTTACTCCTGCAGGGCTTCCGCCCAATGGGCGAGGCCGGGTCATCGCTGGTGCGCATCGAGAGCAAGTTCTATACCTTTAATCATGGCATTAAGGTGTATCAGGAGACTTATACATGTCGCGTATCTGAGGCTATACCTCAGCAAACAACTCGCCCGAGCAGTCAGCCGAAGGTTCACATCGATCCTTCCATCGCGAAACCCTGAAGCCCGTGAACTCCTTCTTTGCCTCCTTCGGCTCGTCCTCCTCCCGGATGTGCGAGCGCAAGATGTCGAGGACTGTAAATTCCGAGATATAGTACTTCTGGGAGAGCATCGTAAGCATCACGGAATAGCGCACTTTCTTAACGTCCATAAGGTGCCTGTAGTCCTTATAGAGGTCGCGGTTGCGCTGCTCGATGAGTTCTTTGCTTCTGCCTTTAGCCATAATAGAGGGGAATTTCCAATACAAAGATACCACCCAAACGCTATATTTTACAAATGATTAAGGGGTGCGCATGAACCGGCGTGCGCACCCCTTAACCTTCTTTTTACTACGAGCTAATACTCGGGCATATCCCTCAGTCGATCCATGGCGGCAAACCAGCCATCAAAGCCCCCGAGGTTTTTATCATCGATATACACATCAGCGTAGATCTTCTTCCCACCCTCGCCGTACTCGGCAAGGTTCTCGGGACTGTGATCATTGACCCTGTCGAAGCCGATGCGCTGATCGCGCATCCAGTTGATGGCTTGCAAGAGGGGCTCACCTGTGCGACACGTCCAGACGATAACGTAATGGCCACGCTCGCGTAGCTCCTTGATTGCCTTACGCACCCCCGGCATGGCGTCACCCAGTGCGGGGTAGGCGCTATTGCAAATCACCCCGTCGAAATCTACTGCAATGATCATTCTCCTTGAGGTGCTTCGTACGTGTAGATATCGAGGATGGGGAACTCCTCCACCTTAGAGATCTGGGCGTTGGAGATCGTCTGCTCCAGCACCTCCTCGACAAGCAAGAGGGCGGCCTTGAGGCTTTGCGCCTTCACAACCATCACAGCGGGAGATTTCTTCTCTTGACCGCTCGCCTCATCAATGCTGATGAACTCTACTTTTGCTTTGAAGTAGGTGTCCGCTTGGTCATTCTCCGCACCGATGATCTCGGCGATCTTCATACGGCGGATGTTGACCACCTCAAGCGCCCCCATCGAGACAAAGGCCGTCACCTCTCTTATGACACGCTCCTCGGCCTCGGTGAAGCTCAGCGCGTCGATTAGATAACTCTCGGAGACCTTCTTCATCCCCACGTTATCGGCTTGTCGCTCGTAAGCGACCTTACATAAATACCAGCTGTTCATGTCTTGTTCTTATTAAGTATTATAATTCGTTAAGAAGTAGGGCTTCTTCTATTTCCCATCGGTAGTCACTGGTCACACAGTCCTCCCACACATGAAAGTCGGGACTTGTGCCAAAAGACACCCCCTCACAAAAAAGGACATACGTGGGCTCCAGGTTGCCATCGGGTAGCTTTCGTACGCCCTTCCGAATAGAATAGGTTGAGGTGGGTGTCCATAGATCACTCTCAGACTTCATTCTGCCTAGATGCACCCTTAAGCCCTTGATGTACTCTCTAGTGACTCTCTTGAGGCTGCGCACGTAGGACTCAATAGCCTTTTCTATTGCTTCCTGCTCACTCACCCCAGAGTCCTTATGCGCCTCCCAGCTCGGATAAACATCCCACAACACACCTAGGTGGTATTTGATGATCCTGACTTCCCCAATAGGAGTCAAGGCACATATGCGTATCCACTCTTCCGACTCTTCCCTCAAGGGGTTCCAGCTCTCCCAGAGAGCCTGATGGTCGTCGAATATGCTTATGTCTTTATTCATAGCTCGGGGATTCTAAGGTGACCCCTCAGAGCCTTTCGGTACAGGGCGACAGCACGCTGCATCGCCTCTTCCCGATCGAGCGCCCAGAACATCATCCGGCCATTTACATACACTTGCCAACGTGTCGTGTTTGTGTAGTTGTGACACTCAAAGAGCATCAGGGGGACTTCGGCGGTGTATCTGATGCGGTGGTGTTCACTGCAGGAAGGCTTGCGCAGGGCGTCCTCCTTCCAGGGGAGCTCCAGGGCGTCGATAAGACGACGCCCCAGGCTCTGCAGCTCTACCTTGCTAGACATTGATCATCGAGAGCTTCACGGTGCGCCACGCACCCATGTCGTCCTTTTCTTCAGCGCGGAAGTAGACCTTCGTCCATCCGAAGATGAGGCTCTCCTTGATGATCGCCACGCCTCGGGTGAACTGCTCATCGCCGAACTTATCCACCAGGTGCTCCAACTCGAGGATCTTGTCCGGCTGGATATGCCCGTAGCGATCCTTGGAGAGCAGGTCAAGCACGGCACTAACGAGCTTGCGCTTGTCCTCATCTTCCGTGTTATCCCCAAGAGACGAGAGGAAGCTCTTCACCTTCTCAATGCCATCTTCAGCCGTAGCATCGTAGCTGAACTTCTTATATCGCCCGATGGTGATACGACGCGTCTGCGCCTTGTTCATGAAGGCGTACGAGCCTTGCTCGCCCCTTGTACCCAGTTCGCCCACCTTGAGGTCAAGCAGGGCGTGGAATGCACCCAGCACACGGAGCTTCGTGTCCCTTATCACACCCTCGGCGTGCTTAATATCACCGAACACCTCATCCACGGCCTCTTCAGCCATGGCACGGAACTCCTTGCGAGCCTCCTTGAGCTTTGCCTCTTCTCGGCGCTTCGCTTCGGCTTCCTTCAGCCTTTGATACTCGGCAGCTTCATCTTCAGTGAGCTGCACTGTCTTCTTTTCTTGCATGATTTCTATTCTATTTCATTATACGAATGCTTTCACTTACACCGCTTTTGTAGCGGGAGTCCATGCGCTGCCGCACAGCCTCAATCTTCCAACCGAGCGCCCTGTGCCTGATGCGCTCTGCTTCCGTCGCAGTATCGGCTCGTATGCGCTCTAGGAGCATCTGACGCTCCTCTTCATACGCCTTCAGTTCATCCTCGTAGCAGCGAGGAGGGCGAGGCTTAAAACGTGCCATTGCTTCACTAGTTTGCGATTTGTCCTTCTGTGAGTTTCGCTCCGAGCTCTTCTCGGTGCTGGCGGTTCGCCTTCTGGGTGTCCTTACCTCGGATGCTGAGCATCTTCAGGCGCAGCTTCTCCAGCTCATCAAGCGAGAGAAGACAAAACCGCTTTCCCGCGATCTTCGGCGAGCGGCAGAAGCGATCCACCGTATCCCAGCTGGCTGTGTTGACCCCATAGAGCTGCATCTGCTTGAGCACGGCCGAGCGAGCCTTGCGCTTAGCCTCAATGTTGTCTACCTTCCCACGCAACTCCCTGATCATCGTTGCATACTCCTTGTCAGTCATTTCCCTGAGGCTGGTCGTTCTGCCTGCCGTCCACTGCGATACAACCTGATCCTTATCTGCTCCAGGAAGCCTGCGCAGAAGGGCATAGAAGGCGGAGTAATTATTACGCGTTGCCATATCGTTACTTGCTGTGTAGTCGGCGCTGGTATTGCGCTTTACGCTTCTCTGCCTCCTCACACTGCTTGCGGTAGTCATAGCTCAGCGCAACACCCAACACGGCGATGCCGAAGAGGCAGAGGATCGTGTAGCCATAGCTGTGGCACAGCAGGTCGAGAAGCACTGCAAGGCAGAATGCCACCAGGCAGCACACTATTTGTATCGTATTCATTGCTTATCTTCATTTTGGTGTTCGATTTGCTCCAGGAGCTCCTTGCGCAGCTTAGCATTCTGCTCGCGAAGCCGAGCTCGATCCCTATTCTGCTTACAGCGCAGGGCTTGCTCCTTAGCCAGATGCTTCTTTAGGCGCTTGTTCTCCTCCTTGAGTCTGTCTACCTCCAGCTCTGTTTCGTAGAGGTCGATGCTGATGGACATGTTATGTTCCATCTTTTCCCCGAGGAGGTCACAGAGGCCTCTTTGTTGCCTCAGCAGGGCTTCATGAGCCCTGTGATACCCGCGGATGATCAAGCGCTCACAGAGCAGTAGCATGACAAAGGCGCTTGCAATACAAATCAGTAAGTAGGTCATACGTAGTTCGTTTTTATTCGTTGGATGATGATGGTTCTCTATTTTCATCGGTGTCGGCATCCACTCCCCAGTACTTCGCCTCAGCTTCCGCCCAGATGCTGTAGTGCTGACCAGCCTCGGGGATGTATCGCCCTTTACAGATAGCTCGGTAGCCCTGCACGAGGATCTTCATATCTGCATCGTACTGCACCTTCGTTGCCGTTGCCCCCTTGGGGCGGTCGCCGTCAGCGTGACTTATGAATATGAAGAGCTTCTTGGGGTGCTTTTCCTTTAGCCTCTTGTACTCAGCATAGTTCAGTCCAGTGTACTGCAGACTATCTATTATTACGAAGTCTGGGCTGCGCTGTTTGTCCAGCCTCAGGCTGAGCTCCTCCAGACTCTCCCTGTCGAGGATGAGGAAGCGTCCTCCCACCTCACCCATCCGACACCGCTGCATGTTCTGCTGGAAGGAGAGCGAGAGCGACTCCTCGAGGCTGTTATAGGCTACCTTGCCATACTTGCACAACTCGCGAGCGAGCTGCATCGCAAAGGAACTCTTACCATTGGCGCTTTGCCCCCATATGAGCCATACACCCGTCCGCCCAGGCTCGCCGAAGGCATCCCTCCACTTCCCCTCGAAGGGGATAGCAGGGACTTTCTTTGCCAGCACCTCGCTGGCGGAGTATGCTCTTGCCATGCTATGCTTGTAGTTTGAGTTTTTCGATCTCGGTGTACACCTTGCGGAGTCCGCCCGACTTGCGAGCGAGGCTCACCGCATCCACCCCCTCGGGGGCGTTGAGCTTAGCTACCTCTACAGCTTGTTTCAGTAGGAAGCTCTTACGTTCCTCGCTATCTTGGGGCGTCACCTTGCGGTACGCATCCCCGAAGCGAGAGAAGAGCTCCGTGTAGCCCACTTTACAGCAGTCGATACTGCGCTCAATCTTTGCTCGCAGACCATCAGCACCCATCATATACCACCCGCAGGCGCGCTCCGTGGCATTCCACAGCGCCTTGAGCTCAAGGAAGGCTTCATACTGAAGGTCGCCCGCCTCGTCGAGGATGATCAGCGGAGTGTCCAGACCCTTGAGGTAGTACACAAGGTCTGCATAGACCTCCTCGTAGCGCCCCTTTGCCTCCAGCCCAAAGCCCAAAGCAATCGAGCGCACCAGGCGAACCTTGGTCTTTGTCTGCGAGCAGTCGATATACACTACATGCTTGTGTGTGCGGGCATAGTGCCGGGCGCTGAAGGTCTTCCCGATATTCGGGATGTCGCACAAGAGGGCGCTCAGGCTACGCTCCTGGCAGGCTTCCAGCTGGCTGGTGATGTAGGAGTAGGTGTCGGTCTTCGCTACCTTCCACTCGATCTCCCCCCTCAGGGGGACATTCAGGCGACGGGCAAGACTAAGCCATGCTGAGTCGCTGAGCTGCTTATCTAGCTTGCCCTTTTTGATAGCGCTGTAGACACTTGGTGCTACCCCCAGTGCTGTGGCGTGCTTGCTATCACTCGGATAGTTTGCCCGATCGGCGCTAATCGCCTCCAGTGTGCGCGCCTTGAGTTCGTTCTTTATTTCCATGCTTCTCTTACTATTTTCTTTGCCCAGCGGGTGAAGTTCGGCTCCTCATAGTAGATTTCTCCTTTGTCACTCTTTTTGGCTCGCCCGAAGGCGCCATTTCTTCGTAGTCGCTCGGCTCGTTCTTCGCCGAGCACCTGCCTGAGGTCTTTCCACATATAGCAGGTCTGAAATACCACGGTGAGTTTCATTGCTAGTCGGGGCTAAAGGTTTGCATTGTTAGTGCAGATAGAGCTTCTTTACTGAAGAACTCCTCGGCATAAACCAGCCCATCATATAGGTCGGGGATCCACTGCGTATAGCCAAAGGCGCCCTCTTCGTTGAGCCTGTTAAACTCATCACTCCCAAAGGCATCTATTAACTCCTCGAGTGTCCAGTACCATTTACCTTCGAATTCCATTTTACTTCTATTTAATTGGTGTTTTTACAGACCGAGGGCATTTCGTATCGTATCGAGAGCCTTGGGACTGAAGCGGTCTTGCAGATAGATGAGCTCTTCCCCGAATAGCTGGATGTCACAAGTGGCTATGCCAAACTCATCCGTCCGATTGAGCTCATTGAACTTCCCTCCGAGGAGGTCGACCAGCTCTTCCCAGGTGTAAGCGATTGTGTCCTGATACCTTTTCATTGTCTTCTACTTCTATTTAATTGGTGTTTGAATGTCGTTTTTATAGCTCCGCCATTGCCCTTGTTCGGGCGTCGTCCGTGTTGACATCTGGCAGGTAGCTCTCAAGCGGGTCTTCATCAAGCAGCTCTCCATCCTCGCCTCGGCGTAACGTGACTACCTCGACGGGGTGCAGCTCTGTGAGTGCCTTGTGGGCGTCTTCCTTGAGGATGATTACCTTGCCTGCTTTACGCTCGGTCACCCAGTCATCTGACACCTTTATGCGCTGGAGCTCCGCATGCAGACGGTGGCGGTCTTCATCCGTCTGCTCCAACACCGCCTCACTAAAGCGGTGTATTTCCTTCGCTGTCTCAATGTAGCGACCACCCTCGTAGACGTACACCTCTTGCATCTCTCCTTCCTTTTGCTCCCACCAATAGGCATCCACCTTGCCGTCCCTATTCTTCAGCTGCCCAATAGCCTCGGGCGATAAGCTAAAGTCTCGGTAGTTCGCCTTGAATTGACCTCGGCGCACCGACGTGGAGCGATGTTCCCCAATCAGCAGGGCGAGCTTATGCACATCAATCGCCATGAGGTCAGGGTGGACGTTAGCCTGGAGCACTTCCAGGCGACTGCGACCACCCCACATCCGCTCGTTGCTGTGCGGGGCTTCATTGTACTTGCGGATGAGCTCTCTGTAGTAGGTGACTGCCTCCTCATAAGCCCATGCCTCCACCTCGAAGCGGTCGTTATGCTCATCGAAGCGCTTGTTTTGCTTCGTGCGGTTCGCCTTCAGGCGAGCACATGGACGCCCTACATTAGGGATGTACTCTTTCTCGACAGAGTACTTGAAGATGCGATTGAAGTGCTCGGCAGCCTTCGCCTGAGAGTTCCCTGCTCGCTGGAAGTCGGGGTAAGGGAAGAGTCCCGTGCCATCTGCCTTGAGGAGGGTGTCTTTAAAGTCCGACATCAGGTGTTGCTCTACCTGTGCCTGGTGGGGGCAAGGCAACCCCATCGAGAGGAGAGTGCGGAAGGTATCCCGGAAGCACTCCACGACGAGGGCGTGACGCTTCTTCCCACTAAAGCTCACCCCAATGATTGCTTGTGAGCATACATCGAAGGCGAAGTATGCCTTGAGGGCAACCGTCTCCGTGCGCCCCATCTCTCGCCAATTGACTTTGAACTTCAGGTCTCGGTCATCAAGGCTGATCATGGAGAGGCTGTACATCGGGCGAGTGCGATTGACGTGCGCACCTCGCTCCGCCTTATACGTCTGGTAGTCGTCTTGCGCTCGGCTACGCAGGGCAAGATGCTCGGGCGTATTCAGGAGTTTTTCAATAGTGCTCTCACTAAGAGGCTTGTATTTACGCCTATCGAGAACCTCACCTGTATCGGGGTCACAGAGGACGAGGACTCCACTTACAAAGTCATTGTACTGCTGCGCCACCTTTGTGCTGTAGGGGTTGGTATCCTGATTACTCAAGGCTAGTAGTAGGCGTGTGGTATCGTAGTTTACTTTCCTCGTTTGTTGATTGCCGAACTTCTTGCTGATGAGGCTCTCATAGCCCCTGGCATCAAACTCTCGAAGTGCCTTGCGAAAGCGCGCTGCGCTCTGAGGGAGTGTATGCCCCACCTCCTGCCTGTAGTAGCTGATGGCGCTTGCTAGCTGTTCCCAGCGGACAACCTTACCACCCCCCATCACACGCTTGAGAAGGCGTATATCTGCCTGAAGGCTCTTCACCGACATAAGCACGGAGGCATTCACTATATACTCCTCGGTCAGTTGGGCGATACGATCTAAGCTCAAGGTCATATTCAGCTCCCTCAGGCGTTTGGGGTAGTATTCCATTGCGCCTCGGTCTCGGCGGTAATGCTCGCTGAACCACTTTTTGATGGTGGCCACCTGGACGGCGTCTGTGCCTATACGCTTGTCTACCTTGTCTCGGATATCTCGAGGCAGACTGTCGTACTCAATCAGAACACTCGTCCCCTTTCCTCCGCCACGACGGGCGACCTTTAGGCGACCACGTTGCACCATCTTGTGATAAGACTCCTTAGACATCACAGGTGCTAAATCGTCAGACTGATCGTTTTCACCACGACGATCCTCGAGAAGATCATCAAGCTCAACAACTATCTTTTTCCCGTAATGCTGCAGCATGGTCTACCTACTTTAATTCTTCAGCAGTAGCTTGTATTAAGGACAGCATCTGTAGCGTAACATCATGATAGGTCGCTACCAGCTTACCCTTGTACTCCAGTGCTACTTCGCTTGTTGCCTTATCAACTATGATTACAGCACCATTTCTAAAGGTTTGTATCATCTTACCATCAGCATCATGTATGGTCTCGCATTCAGGTAG